TGCCGCCCCAGGTGGAGCAGCACATCAACCGGATCTCTGCCGGCCAAGTGCCATTCGATGTGAACTATGCCGAGCAGCTAAAGACGTTGATGGGCAACCTGCAGCGGAACACCAATGACGGTCAGACGCGCATGGCGCTGGGCATGGTGCGCCGTGCTCTGGATGACACGCCGCTGATGCAGCAGGCTGCCCAGACAGCGCCTGGCGGCATCCCGATGCTCGGCGGGAGCGGCGGGACCAACCTCGGTCAAGAGTCCATCGATGCGTTCAACGCCGCGCGCCAAGCTGCCCGCGAGCGTTTCGCTTGGCAAGAGAGCGGCCGGCCTGTTGCCCAGGCAATTGGCGGTGCTCAGCCTGATGACTTCTTCCAGAAGTACGTGATCAAGGGGACTGTCGCCGATGCCCGCAACTTGGCAAACAATGTCCCGGTGGGCGAGACGCGTGATGCCATCGTCAACCACCTCAAAGACAAGGCCCTTGGCGGCGCTGCGGATGAAGTGGGCAAGTTCAGCCAGTCGGCCTACAACAAGGCCCTGAGCCAGATTGGCGACAAGAAGCTGACCCTGTTCTTCCAGCCGGAAGAGATCGAAAACCTGAAGCGGGTTGGTCGTGTTGCAAGCTACACCCAGGTGCAGCCCGTGGGCTCCGCCGTGAACAACAGCAACTCCGGCGCGTTGCTGCTCGGGCGCGGCCTGGACATGATGCGCAACATTCCCGTTGTCGGCCCTATGGTCAGTCCGGCTGTGCAGAACGTGCGTGCGACGCTTCAGCAGCGCGCCGCCGAGAACGTGGCGCCCGGCCTACTCGGCCCGGTTCAGCGAGATCCCGTGATGCGCGGCCTGCTCAACCCAGCCCTGGCATACACCGGCGGCCTACTTGCGCCCCCTCCATGAGTCGTAGATAGCAAGCACGATCAGCGCGCCAATCCACCCGATAAAACCCGGGCTGAAATTGCTGTTCCTGATCATCTGATTAATGGTCTCACGCAAATTTTCCATAGTCCTATGCCCGCCTTGAGCGGGCTTTTTGTTGAGAAAACATGGCTGGTGAATACGACCCAACAAGCAGCATGAACCCGCTCGAATTGCTCCTGGCTGGCATCGGCCAGGGCATGAACAACACCAAGTCTGGGATACAGCAGTCGCTGGGTCAACTGTCGAAGCAGGACATTCGCGATCTGCGCGATCTCGACTCGCCACTGCTGTCTACCGGCATGGGGCGCGCGGGCTCAGTCCTGGGCAGCACGCTGAGCATGGTCCCGGCTGCTTTCGTCCCTGGAGCAAACACATTGGCCGGAGCAGGCCTCTTGGGCGCCGGGATGGGTCTCCTGCAGCCCAGTGAGTCCACTGATGAGACGCTGCGCAACGCGGCGATGTTTGGGCTGCTTGGACCGGCTAGCCAACTCTCTGGGCGCGCGCTTGGCGGCCTTCTTTCGATGCCTAGCAAAGCCGCCGCTTACTAGCTTGGCGACCAGCAAAAGCGCCAGGGCCACGAATGGCACGAGGAAATAAGACAGATAGGACCACACAGATGAGAACCTCCATAGAGCCATCCGGCCCAGCGCAGCGAATCATTGAGCTGAAGCTTCCGCTTCCATACCTGCTATCAATCCTTGGTGGTATTGCAGCAATGATCGTTTCGATGCACTTCAAGGGCGAGAAAGCGGCCGAGGAAATCATTGCGCTGCGCGGCGACATCCGCGAGCTACGCGCAGAACTCAAGGTGAAGGACAACACGACGAGCAGCCTGTCAGGCGCTCTCACGTTGCTGCAGTTCCGCATCGACACAGCAGAGTCCGACATCCGCGTGCTGAAGCAAGCAGAGCCACCGAGGAAGACCAAATGAGCGATCCCATCGTACTCATCGATGCGCTGTCGAACAGCAACGTCCAAGCCTTCCTGAGCATGCTCCGCTATGGCGAGGGCACATCGTCGGATGACGGATATCGGGTGATGTTTGGTGGAGAGCGGTTCGAGGATTTCTCGGATCACCCGCGCAGGGCGATCACGAAGCGCCTGGGCGGAAGCCCGATCACCAGTACAGCGGCCGGCGCTTACCAGTTCCTGTCCCGTACCTGGGACGGACTCGTCAAGCAATACGGATTCAAGGACTTCAGCCCGAAGAATCAGGACCTGGGCGCTGTCGCCTTGATCCTGGGCCGCAAGGCGCTGGATGACGTCATGGCGGGCAGGTTTGAGGCTGCCATTGCCAAGTGCAACCGCGAGTGGGCCAGCCTGCCCGGCAGTCCATACGGCCAGCCCGTGGTGACCATGGAGAAGGCCAAGCAGCTGTATGAAGAATATGGCGGCACCTACGCCCCGGCAATCGAGCCTCAGGCCTTCGTCTCACAGATCCCAGAAACACCAAAGGAGTCCAGCATGACCCCATTCGTAGCCGCCGTCCTTCCATCGCTGATCGACCTTGTGCCGAAGCTTGGGAAGCTGTTTTCCTCAGGCTCAGAGACTGCAGAGCGCAATATCAAGGCCGCAGAGATCGTCGTGTCCGCAGCAAAGGAAGCCATCGGCGCGCGAAACGAGCAGGAGCTGATGGAGATCATCAAGACCGATCCTTCAGCAGCCGCGTCTGTCAAAGCAGCGATTGAGGCCAAGTGGTTCAGCCTGGAGGAAGTGGGCGGCGGCATCCAAGCTGCGCGCGAGGCGAATTCGATGTACCTGGAGCCTGGCGCCCCTGGCTTCTGGATGAACCCCGCGTTCTGGGTTTCCATGGCCTTCCTGCTGATGCCGCTCATGATCCTTGTGGACATGCTGTTCGTGCACCCAGGCAGCTACGATGACACGCTGCGCATCCAGATCGTGACCGCGATTTTGGCTCTGCTGGGCATCGTTGGCGCCTACTGGCTGGGCACAAGTTTCTCGTCTCAGCGCAAGTCTGAGCCGAAGACGCCAGGTGTGGTGTAGGAGGAAATATGGCAGGACTACTCGGAGAGATCTTCAGCCAAGGGGACCGCGCGAAGCGATTCATTGGCGGCCTGCTGGGTGATCCCATCGGGACCATGGCTCAGACTGCCGGGTTGCTCGGCGACTTCCGCCGTGATGACCAGGCGCTGAACGCTCGAGCTTTTGCAGATCCTGCAAATCCCCTTCGGGTCACTGACCCATCCGCGATGCATCAGCTTGGTGATCGTATGCTTGCAGGTCCACTATCCATGGCGCCTGTTGGCATGATCGGAGCCACATTCCCGCAGCAAGTCGATGAGCTGTTGCAGCAGATCACTTCCCTCCCCAAGGGTCAGCGGGCTGGCGTCCGTTTGCTTCCTGACGATGTGCCTACTCCGAACATCGGGGATGTGTTGTCGCCATCTTTCAAGTGGGCGGACGGCGTGCGTCAAGAACGTACTTTGCCAGGCACATCTGCGATGGATGTAAGCGGCAGAACACGCGGAGAAGTTGAGGCCGCTGTTCGGCGCCTTGGCTTGTTCAACACGCCAGGACAAGGCTACTATCCTGGCAACAAGCTCGCCGTGATCTCTGGCGCGTCCAAGCGCAAGGGCGAAGATGTTGGAGAGACGATGATCAAAGACGCCATCGTCCGCTACCTCACAGATCCACCACTCGGGCCGCGCTAATTGGTGGGGGGATTTTTGACACAGACCCCGCACAGGCTTCACAGAATGCGGCTTCCGCACTCGCCCAAGCCCATGTAGATCAACAACTTGCGGCATCTGCACTGTCTGCGTACAAAACTCGAAATCAGGCGTACGTGCGAACGTACCGAGGGTTCGAATCCCTCCCTCTCCGCCAAGATGCAAGCCGCTTGAGTGCTATCAAATAGATAGTCTCAAGCGGCTTTTTTGCGCTCTGCGGTGGGGGATTTTTGCCCTATCTTTTTGATCGCAAGATCGAGGGATCTTGTTGCCAGGTGGGAGTACCTAGCTGTACTCCGCTGATCACGATGTCCGAGCACGGCCCCCACGGTGTAGAGGTCGATGTCGTTGTTGATCATCTCCGACGCCGCCGAGTGCCGCAGATCGTGGAAGTGCAGATCCTTGTGCCCTAGCGCCCTGGCCGCCTCGCGAAAGTACGACTGCACCGTAATCTTTGCAGGCTTGCGCGACGTGTTGTGCGCTGCCGTCCAGACTCGGGGATGAATCGGGACGATGCGCGGCTCGCCGTTCTTCGTGTCGTCCAAGTGCCACCGTCCGCCCTCCACTCGTGCGGACAGGATCTCCCCCAGTCTCATGCCAGAGTAGAAGGCGATGCGGATCACGCGCCTCACCTTGCGGTTTTTGATCTTGCGCGCGATCTTGATCATCTCGCGGCGGTCGATATAGATCCTCCGCTCGTTGCGCACCTGGGGCGTGATCACCCGGGCGCCCGGGTCATTTGTGCCGAACCCGTGGTATTTCCACGCATACCGGCACGCTGCCACTAGATAGCGAATCCGCGCCCGGATCGTGGCCGGGGCCATGTCCTTGCCGTAGCGCGAGCGGCCAGAGTTCTGCATCACGTCCCTGCAGACCTCCGGGAGGGCGGAAATCCTCTTCCCCTCAAAAGCCCAGTGGATCAGATCGATTTCCCGTGCGGCGTTCTCTCCCTGCTTGAGCAGTGGCACGCGTTCTGCGACGTAGACGGCAACAGCGTCATCAATTAGCCGGTCCTCGACACCAAGGCCATTGGCGGTCGCGTAGAGCTTCGCTGACTCCTTGCGTTCGAATTCGTCGGCTTGGGCCGCAGTCCAAGCTTTCGGTAGGCGCTTTCGTATGCGGATACGCCCTCCGTTGATGACGCGGTCAAATTCAAAGACGTACGTACCACGCGATTTATCACGGACGATCGGCATTGTTGCTTGTACTCCAGGATGTCTGTTTCATCGAAATTCACGTTGCGGCCGATTCGGTAGCACGGGATTGGACCACCAGGAGCCGCGAGCCCGTACAC